CCGCCTATATTTATTTCCGGTTGATCAAATGCATCGGCATCGAATAAGTCTGGTGGTGCTCGTACAGATCGATCTCCTCGTCTCTGCTCTAGGAATTCTTCGTTATCGAATTGTTCGTCCATGCGGTTATTATACCACGACACAATAGTTGAAATCAGCATACCACCCGATAATAAAATGAGTGCAATACCTAGTATTGACAAACCCGTTAATAATGAACTAGCGGAATCGATCAAACGTGTGCTTTCAGGTGTTGCCTTAGAATCTTTTGATGGGTCAGCCAATGAGTTGTTTGATTTTACAGCCGATATATAAGTCGTTATTCCTATGATCATGATAATACTAGAATACAACATATTCAATGCCGTGTCAGATTCAATAAACCGACGTCTTAATGGGTTTGTAGACGAAGTGACTTTTAAATATAAACTTGTAAAGGCGAATACGATAAGTACCGTAAACATTACTAAAATAGTCCTCATATTGGAGATAAATATACCCCGATCCTTACCGTCATTTTTGAAATATTTAGGAGCGAAAGTTTCGCGATCGTTCTCGACAAACATCAGCTCATCTTCAACGAATTTTTTAGGGTCACTTTCACCACTATCTTTTATGAGTGAACCCGTCCTTGCGTCCCTGAGGATGTAGAACTTTGTACCGTCTTGCATGCTGATATTATCTATTATAGTACCTCCTTGTTCTGATGTTTCAAATTTGTTATTTTGTAAATAGAATACTTTCATCCCCCTTTGGATTTCTATTTGATCTACATCAACCACGCAATTCGGCATTTTCTGGTACGTTGTCATTGTCATATGATAAATGACTGCTTGTACGATACCCAAAATACCTAATACGGATATAATAAAAGTATGACTTTTTGGATGCATTATAATTTCTTTATTATATATAATATTATAAATTTATTGAATTTAATAATAATTTTTGCAAGGAATACGCTTGTTGTTCATACGGTTCGCATTCGTGAGAGCACGAATTCGTTTCGCCCATGTCAGGGTTATCTTCATTCGTATATCTCGTTTGTGCTGGTTGACCATGATGTTCATATATTTTACCTGGAAACGGATTATCAGGATTTACAGCGTTCATCGGATGACTAGATATTTCAGAAACTTCTCGGAATGAATTATCTTCTACATATATTTTATATAATTCGGGATACCTACGTTGATACACATGTATTTGTTCGTGAAATATAGTTTCTATTGGGATAATTCTATCTATGTTCAAAACTATATATTTATCTAATGTATGGTGAAATCCATTTTCATAATCAGTTCCTTTTACATAAATGATACTCCAGTCCATATTTGTAAATTTATGGACGTCAAACCAAGGTAAATTTTTGAAGTTATCAGATGTTTTCACAATATTTACGATTTGTTTTATATCACGTGTAACATTATCATGAATCATACTCAATTTATACCATGGTGGTATGGTTACTGCTTCTTTGATCAGGTTGGTATATTCATTCATAGTTGTATGTCTGGCTTTCCAATCGATTTCCGACATTTGCGCAAAATACTGAGTATTACCACTCAGTATTTTGCACGCTTCGGTTGGGCTTATCAAGTTTATATTTATATTATATGTTGTGAATTTGTCTATCTTAACTATAGTAATTGTTAACAAAATCACAAATAATATTGTAATAGCGATAATAAGTGATATTGTCATTTTATTTTTAATATAAAAATAAAATTTTATTTAAACACGGTTGGTTTGAGAACCGGTAATTGTTTATTCGTATTTTCTCGACGAACACCTCTGTTAGTATGTTTGTTGTCAACCGATATCAACAATTTTCGTTCATCTATATTAAAATATTCAGATTCTATTCTTTTACCACCTTGATTCTTTTGTTGGTTAGTGAAAGAGCTCGCGTTCACTTCATCTATTAACTTCGGTGTAGATATATTCTTCTTTCTATCATCTAATTTACGGTTAATATTAGACGATGCATTTATATCGTTTTTAGTTTTAAAGTAAGACACAGGAACTAACGGGGTATTGTTTTTATCCTCTTTCTTAAAATTAGCGTGCTTGAACCCCTCTACCAATATTATATTTTGCATTTTTATTTTATCATCGTGATCACGATCTTCAAAATGACGTACTTTTTTATGTAACTCTTTAGTGTTTTCAGTGCCTATATCTATAGTTCTTTTAATATACTGCCCAACATCGTCAACATCTATCACCTCCATATACATATTCGACGCCGGTTTACTTCCATTTGCAATTACTCCTTTGATGGGATCAGTTATAATTGATATTTCGGATAAATTATCAGTATTATATTTTATCCGAGGTGCCTCGTTTATATTATATTTTACAATAGGAATCGCCTCTGTGTTATTCTCTTCTAGAATGAGATTTTTATCAAGCACTCGCGCGTTTGTAATATCGTAATACATTGATTTAACTGATGTTTCCACGCGTGGGTCTGCGAATTTTTGTCTTGATAAAGGTAATAAATCTGTGGGTGTTTGCTCCTCTATTATGATTTTAGTACCTCCAATAGGCGTTGGATTACTGGTGATTATATCCACGGACGGATTTACGCCTCGTTCATATGTCATAATCATATCCTGCGAATTGTTAGATATCATACTATCAAACTGGGTTTTGTATAATTCACTCTGACTATGTAATATATCAGAATCTAAATTTCTATATGTATACGCCGATCGAGTCTCTTTGGTCAATCCTGATAATCCGTTTAAAGACCATCCAGTGCTAAAATTTTCATAATTTGATTTCGAAGTATTTGTTAAACTACTAAACATTTATTATATATATGAAAAAAATTATTATTATTTACTGGGATAAAATTTAGCGAGTTTCCAGTTTAAACGTCCTTTCATATCTTTTTGTTTCCGTCTCGATATATTTATCAGTATTTTTTTATCGTGTATTTTTAGAAGTTCCGGGATTGTTATAGGTGTCGTTTTGTCTATTCTGACTAACGGTCTGCACGCTTTAGTTTTCTTGATTGAAGAACCACAATCCGTTTTAACACCCTTCTTTAAATATTCTTCGACCTGCACCCATTTTTCGCGATACCATTTACCCGTACCTCCGCCATCTTTAGGCTTGGGTTCTTTATAAGTTCCGCCTCGTTTTCGGTATTCTTTATTTATCCAAGAGCTCGCATATAAACTGGGGTAATATTCAAACTTTTTCTTGGCTTTGTTTTTAATTTCATTATACAATTTAGTGTTGGTAGGTGTTGACATATTTTTATTTTTAGTTATCAAATAAAAATATTTTTAATAATCTTGAAAATAAGGCGATTTCCCATTTGGATTCATCGAATTTCCAAACGTATCTGATAAAATGTCGTCTAATGTTCTTATACAGCATGTATCAGCTACAATTTTGTCAACGGCTTCATCAGTGCACTCTATGTCACGGTTAAGCTGGCAATTAACATTTCCACAATAGTCGTTACCTGGTCCCATTCCGCTGGTATCGATCGTCACGCAGTTTACACCTGGATTGGAAGGATTATAATCATAGGGTTTTGCGTAGTCTTCGTCTTCATCGACTACTCCTAGACCTGTAGAATCATCGCATATTTTGGGATCTATATCTATATATTTGTGTTCTACTGTAGAATCATCGTCGCAAAATGCGTCTTTGAATTTGTCGGTGTTAGTTTTCCCATAAACATCATTCAGATAAGCATTCCATGTCCACGGCACAACGCCACGGTCGGCGGTATTAAGCGAACCGCAGCATTTGAGATCGTAGTCGCCAAACTTATCGTTTGGACCGTATAAAGCAATTTGAGTCATTAATTTTATATATAACTCAAGCTTTCCGTATTTCGAATGAGAAGGATCGTTCAGTATACCTGCTGTATTAAAAACATCGGTAGCATATCGATTTGTCTGACCCGATACTGATGGAACAAGTTTTGTCCATTTTTTGTGTATGGGTGCTACAACGTAATAACCTAACGGAGGCATGACTTCATCAATGTCGTCGTCTATATCAATCATATATGGTGCAAAGTTTAATTCACCGCTATCCGGATCTAATGTTTTTAAATTTCTGAAAAAAAGCTTTTTACGTTGCGAATCTATCGTAGAGTCTTGTATAGAAGGATCGATATGTCTAATGAAGTTGGAGTACATAATACTCACAAAATTTGAGAACGGCACGCCGAAATACGAAGCCTCATGATAAAGTTCGTGAATCAGTTTGCGATAAGTATTAAACTGATTGTAAAAATATTCAGGTGATTGTCCTCTGAAACAGCATTTCACATCATTCGCATTTTTGGCTCTTTTGAATAGTTCTAACCAATGGCTTGACGCGCGATTTATGAAACTACGATCATCTTCTTCCGAATCCGGTATATTCCAGAAATCATAATCACCCCAGTTTCCTCTTAAGAAAGTTTGGGAAAACGGGTGTGGCATTATAAAATCCATCCATGTTTTTCCTGCTAATTCCGGTCTGGCAGGAGCTCCGAAGCAACCATTGCAGCTATCACATAAATCGGATTTAATCAATGATATTTGTTGTATAATGTCATTATAAAAATGTAGCCCGTGGCTCTCCAAATCTCTGCGAAACATCAACCGCTGACGATACGAATCATTGAACATCATCTGAATATGAGGTCCTTTAATTAGTGGCTCGCCATTGAACATAGGTACTTTACAATCGAATAAACCTAACTTCGTTAAATTAGCTACATACATATCTATTGCATCTCTTTCTCGTCTAATATAAAAGCGTAAATCATCGTACGCTTTTTCCCAATCTGGAGCTCTAGACCAGGTCATCGCATTATCATGTCCAACTCTATACGGATCCGGGTTGTAGCTATCTTTCTTTTTATTTATTATATCCTGCCGCCTGCGATACGCGTTGTTTTGTACCTTGGTTGTAATTGCACGTCCTTTTCTATCACCTTTTTCACCTGATAATTCCGATGGACACCCGTCATCCCATTGCATAACATCACTTCTTATCCCAACACCCTTCACTCCGAATGTTGGAACTGCAGGAACTGCTAAAGACGGGTTTCGATTATCGTTGCATTCTTCATCATTTGTATAATCACCTGATCTATCTACATTGTTATATTTCCCATTTTCGCCTATACTAAAACATCCAAATTCTTGACCTGGGGGTCGTTGTTTTATGTATTTATAATTACGTGTTGATTCCATTTTTATTTAATGTAAATAAAATATAAAAAAATGAAACAAATCCCGATATTACAACAGATATAAAACTCATTTTCCATATATCAATTTCCATATCTTTTTTATTTATGTATATAAAGTCTGGTTTAGAAACGTACATAATAGTATAACACAATAATAATGATATTATAAAAACTACAAATGGTATAATTTTTGTTTTATGTCGTTCGAGAAGCCCGTCGGGACCGTATTTTTCATATTTCATTTTTTTACCTATTCCTATACCTTTTTGTAAACACTGTGTAAGATTACCCATATAATCATATTCATTTGGTATTATATTATCGTTACCACAATAAATTTTGCGCGTATCTATAGGCTGATAATTTTCATAACCATTATCAACCGGTAACCTATAACCTTTACCAATTCCTTTTCGTAAACAAGTATACCTAGTACCCAATACTGATTGTTGATTAACTAATAACGGATGATTACTATTATTTCCGCAATATGTTTGCATTTTTATTATTATTAATAATAAAAATGTATGCTTACATAATTATCTTATCGATAATTATTTCAACCGGTTTAAATATAATATTACCTACAATTGCGAGTAAATTCGCAACAGAAAAGCAAATATCACCGCCAGACGGCGCCGCCTCCCTTAATATATGGGATCAGTTTATGCATATGTTAGTTCATCATAAACAAGTTTTATTTACATCGTCGCTTTTAGTAGCTCTTATCGTTGGTATATCAGTGAGCCTTGCTATTTTAGTAGTGTCAAAGTCGAATATCAAATAACAAGCCTGTACCGGGTTATTTCGTTTTGATCAGATATTTCTATTAGATCTCCTGGGTTGAAGTTATAATATTTACAAATTGCATCGCGTTTCGACATTTTAGGGAATTTGTTAATATTGAATCTTTTCATTTCAAGGTATTCTTCGGCTGTAATTTTTCTAAATACGGGCTGTAATACGTGTTTGGTAATATTGAATTGAAGTTCATCTACGTTAAATAATTGTATTTTTACGTTGCGGGTATCATCTATTAATTTTACTGTACTAGGTGTTACTGAATCACCGTAAATTACGATAGCATTTTTTATTTTAGATTTCGCTAAAATTGAAATTAAATCTGTAGCATGTCTAATGTTTACTTTGGAATTGCGTATTATTTGAACATGTATCATATCACTTGTATTATCGTGATTCTGAGCCGTAAATGATTCGGGGTTTTCGGCTATTATCATGGTATACCCTCTATCAGAAACCATCTCCTTGCATATTTGTTTCGCTTCGTCGTATTGATCCATAAGTTACATATATGTAAATAAATCAAAATAAAAAAACGTTTTAACGGTATAATATTACCACATACATAAATATATACAATAACGTAAACGCGATAAATGACGGTGAAAATATACTACCCTGACTAGGTTGATCTATTATAGAACCAAACATATAGTTATTTAGGTAATAAACCATTAACCCCATTGATAATATCGTAATAAATATTCCAATAAATGTTTTTGTATTGTCTGCTTGTCCTTCGCGTATCTCTTTGCGACTTTTATCTCTTCCAAACGCAACAAACCCGGCTATCATGATTGCAAATCCACAATTGAATACGAATGATTCTATAAACGTATTGAAATGAAATAAACAAATGAACGACGAAATAGCGAATGATAATACAAACGCGGTAAGTTTATCCGTATATATATTATAAAACACTGCAAATACAATAGGTAGTATGATTATGGAATTTATAAGACCTCTAATACTAACATCATAGTTCTGATTATAGTACACGGTTGATTTCATTTAGTAATCGTCAATTTAATTTATAATAAATTAAATTGTTAACATATTTAAAATTCAAAATCAAATCCGTGTCCGTGCTTAGAAAAGGTTTCCACGAATTCATACGCCTCCGCGAACGAGAGGATAAGTCCTGAAACAGCTGCGACAACAACCATGTAATAACCCATACCCTTGTGCACCGTGGCCTGAGTCGGATCGACGAGATCCTTAGCCCCCACAGGCGCGCAACCATCGGCATCAGGAGAAACCCCTCCTGATGCTTTATCCCATACGAATACGGAGGATAGTAACAAGGCATATCCTATAAATGTCGATAACGACATCAACCCGGAAACAGTGCGGTTAATTTTAGCACCTTCCATTACTTCCACCCATCCAAATATCCACCCGACCAATACAAGGGATAACCCAGCATATACCATATTCTGGGTTTTCTTTTGACACGCAATCGGACCTTGTTTGGTGCCTAAACCAGTCCAAACACCGCCGGCTGAAGTGGCAGTGGCATCATTGGGGGTATAGGTTGTGTGAAAAGGACTGGTGGCAGCTATTATGTCTCCCTTTTTGTATGAATTTGTATCCTTACCGGCGACGGGCGGCGACGGCGCGGTTATGTCTACGTTTGCAACACTCGAAGTCCATTTTTTAGTCATTAATGTTGATAAAACTATAACTATGAATAAAATAGTTTGTATGGTAATATTTATTTTAGCGCTTAACATTGTTGTTTATATTATATAAATTTATTTTTTTTTTAAAAAAACTTGATCGATTTCTAAAAAATCGATTTTCTTATAGGATATATGATCACATGTGTATATCATGTCTTACATAGATATAGTAAAAGCTATTAATATTTATGCTCCTATTATGTTATACTCTAATATGACACTGGACGAATGGACGAGTCATTATAAATCTCGTATTGTTGGAGACGGAACCCTAACTCCTCGTAAAAAACAAATTTGGACAAACCTTTTGGTGATGATAGAAAACACGCGTGATAATACATGCGCGGCTGCAATTAGACAATTACATAACATAGAATCGGAAAAGGATATGCAATTCGCAATTAAAGCGTTATGGTTTCATCCCGATATTCAGATATTTGTCAATAAGTTAGTCAGGGAAAAAATCATTCAAAAAAAACCCGATGATAATCATCCTAAACGTAATAAATCAACATACGTTATATGGACTCAACTGTGTATCGCTGACAAGACCCATGGTGTGAGTAGAAATCAGTTAAGAGATACATGGATTAAAATTAAAAACGGCGATTTCCCGGAACATGTATTGTATGAAAAAATAAAAGAGGCCAAAGACTTGGCAGCGGAAGACAAACGAAGGTATAAGGAAGAACTTAATAAGTATAAATTAGAAAACCCTGAGATGGCAAATGTCAAGAAAACTTCTGAATGGTTGAAATTTAGATCGCAAAGGCTTATAGCTTTGAAAAATGAATCACCAGATGCTCCTTACCAGGAACTTATTAGTAAAATTAGCGCTGAATGGAAACGTCATAAACTTAATCAGTCTTCGATAGTCGAAGAAACCAACACCAATACCGAAGTTGTAAATGATAAACCAATTGACACCGAGGAAGAAACCGATACCGAGGAAGAAACCACTAACAATACCGATACCGAGGAAGAAACCACTAACAATACCGATACCGAGGAAGAAACCACTAACAATACCGATACCGAGGAAGAAACCGTCATTACTCCTCCTCCGACTAAGAAACACACTGCTTATTGGCATTATTGCAATGATAATTCCGTGGATATTATGAATGAGATGAAGAGTCTAGGATTAACGGTTACCAAATTAAATATCAAAAAAGAGTTAAGAAAGAGGTGGGATGCGCTCAAGGGTAGTAATGAACGTGATATTTACATCGAGAAATCAAACGCAGAATAATAGATGATTCAAAGAAGGGGAGGGGAGGGGGTATAATTGGTACATAATTTAATTTAATATATAATTATATTAAATTTCGAAGGATGATTTTAACCATAATTTAGATATTATAAATGTTTCTATTTTTGATTTTACAGGTACATATTTCTCAAAGAAATCAAAATAATCACTATCAGAGTACTTTTTCGCGTCATTAACACATATAAATTTAGCCTTTTTAAACCCCAATTTATTACGTTCATAATACAACTCCGATCTATCTACATATTTGGCAATGCCTTTGTGTATCATTTCTTGGTAGCATGCACCCATAGGCGGTATATCACTTCCGCTTCTAAATCTAGAAGCGGAAGTGCGTTCCATCTCATATGGGTGTATAGTAGAAAGTATTTTTTTATCTACCATTTGTATTTGATGCGATTGTTTTGTCATATATCTATCTAATCCGTATTGTGTTTCTACGAGATTGTACAAGTTCATCCACGCTTTGCCATACGAACTCCCAGGATTTTCATATTTTGAAAACGAATTACCTTCGCCTATTAATATAAGGTTATCTTCGTCTATAAAATCGCTCATGTACATTGGTTCACCGAAAAGCGTGTCGTCATTAGAATATAAAAACCGATCAGATAATCCGGGTATATTAGCTAGATTTGCTTCGATTGCATGTGAATTAAATGTTGGTAGATGATCTTGATTTTTAAATATAACAGAATGAGGTATTATCTTGATTTTGCTGTGATTTATATTCAACCACGAAGGATAACTATCTTCAGAATACGTGACGATAAAAATATTACGTATCCAAGGTGCGAATTTTTCAATAGAACGTAAACAAAATCGTATTTCATCGTTATCGCGATATCTTTGAGGTCTAGCATCTATTTGTTCGTTTGGATTCGACCTATTATGTATTTCCTTATATTTCTGCAATTGTTCTCGCCAAACCGCATCTGTGTTATCTACCCAAGTGATTACGATATCGATAGGTTCATCCCAATTCTTATCTACTTTATCAAACTTATCCACATCAGTAACAGTTCCTTCAGCGTCCGCGTAACCATCGTCGTCTCCGTGGCGAGAAGTGGTTAAATAAACAATCAATATAAGTAATAATAATACACCGACTACTATTGCTATAGTTCTTCTTTTATTTATTTTTGTTTTAGTTAGACTCATATTTTATATATAAATATATTTAACATTTTAATTCCTAAATAAAATATGCGTGTAAACACTCCTTCGTATCCTGATATTTCCCCGTACCACGCTCGAAAATATTCATTTTTGACCCACCGCCCGCAGAGTTTAGTGGGGAGTGGCGCTGTTCGGGTCAAAATCGAATTTGTAGTCCGGCACGGGAACCAGGTAGTTTTCTCCGTACTGTCGAGTCAGGTATTCCCGGGTCAGCTCGACGGACGGGAGCATTACTTCGACGCCCAGGTAGTTCACCCTTCTCCGGGGCTGCGAGAAGAGGTAGTCGACGTCCGGCCAAAAATCAGTACCTACAACCGAGGCCACGACGTCGGCATGTACTTGGACCGGCTCGACTTCTTTCAGAGTCTCGTCGTAGTTCAGGAGCCTGACCTGGAACCCGTTGAACAGCTGCTGGTCAATCGATAGCCTCCGGCCGTCGGTCAAATCGAGGTTGCGCGCCTGGTCGGTTTGGCATACCCGGCAGTACCGCATCCATTTGTGCAGGTCGTCCTTGTGAATGCGTAGATCGAGGTCGTCATCTTGCACTATTTTTTTGCCGCGCGTAAACTCTAGGAGGTTACCGTCGGTCAGGGCGTAGCGGATTTCCTCGTCTTCCAGAACGGACACGATGCCCTTCAGGAGTTGGTGGCGGACTTCGGTTACCTTTCGGAACGTTTGTTCGGTGATCGGAAACTTCGAGTGTTGGAAGGTAAATTTTTCCTTTGATATTATACTACGAATAAATAGTAACGCAAACACAACTAATAACAATAATAATATAGTTAATAATAATAAATAATTCATGTTTTATTTTAAAAATAAAAATTAAAATAAAACATGAATTATTTATTATTATTAACTATATTATTTATTGGTGTTGCCATTATCATAGTGCTTAGTAAATATCGATACGATGAAATGACTAAATTGTCATTTTGGTCCTCTCGAAACAAAGATAGACACGCTGAATTGATACAAATGTTAGATATTATGAAAGATAAATTCGATAGGGTTAATATTGAATGGTATCTAATAGCAGGTGGTTTATTAGGGGCTGTTAGAAATAATAAATTAATCCCTTGGGACGATGATTTAGATATAGGTATACGATATAATACAGAAAGCGATAGAAAACGATATATTAAACTGATACTATCTTTGTATGAGGATGATGAAAACGTAATAGTGACCGAAGAAACCATATTAAATCCGTTGAAAATACTAAATAAAAACAATGGTGTATTCATTGATATATTCTTCTATACTAATATAAGCGATGATATAATTCATTCGTCTAACTCGAAGGATCGACTTTTATACCCGTCCGCGTGGTTTCGCAATTCAGAACTCGATAACAAATCATCGGTTACTCTATACGGTAAAGAATATAGATGCCCTTCCAACACCGTTAATACGTTAAAAAGATGGTACGGGGATGATTGTATTGATACGTTCAGAGTAACTCACGCTCATGATTCTCTTAATATATTAGACAGAACTATTCTAAGATTGGGACACTATATATTTTCAAGTAAGATTCGAGAAGAACATTTCCAGTTTATTTGGCGGTGAATTAATTATATTTTAATTCATATGCTATAAGTAACATACACCCTAGCGTTGTAAGATTACCAAGCATCGCATAATACTTACGACCAGTAGGTGGGAAGTAGAACACAATAGTTGTTATAAATGTAAATATTGCAAGCGTTATAGCTGATGCTACTGCAATTTGTTTATGTTTGTTTGTTAATAATGAATATATAATAATAATAGGTGCCAATAGCTGAATAATAATAGCACCTACTATTAGAATATCTGCCATCCCAGTGCTCAAAATAGTTGCGTTTTTTAGTAAACGATCACTTGACTTTTTAAAATTAAATATTTTGTCAATCCCCGATAAAGGAAACATCAACAAGCAAATAACGAAAATAATAATCAATGTTGTATTCATTTTATATAATGTATCATTATATAAATTTACCATGGAAAATCATTATATCTAGTTTGGATATCCGGTAAATCAAGATCGTTGTGAATCATGCAATTCATCCCGTATCTATCGCATGATTCACCGCACAATTTACTGCATTTTTCTTGGAATAAAATACATTTCCACCCGTTTTTCTGAACATTAACACCGGTATTCAGCACACCAAGAACGCTCATATCACTAGTTATATTTAATAATTCGTTTACGTACATCATGTAATGAGTTGGTATCGGATTTTCATAAATATGTTTGATAGCCTTATATATAATTGGATTGCGCGCAGGTGTTACTATAATTCCATTGTACAAGCACTTATTGGGTTTAGCGCATATAACGCCGTACCATGTCTTATTATCGAAGTGTTTATTGAATACATCGTCTATATGTTGTGTAAACTTTGTTTTAATATCGAAATAGTACCCGCCGAATATGTACAGAATACAATATCTCCAGAAATCAGCTTTGTGAGCACCTGTTTCCATAGATTTAAAAATAGTTACTGCAATGTCTCCATAATACCTATCTAAAAATTCTATACAGTCTATGTCGTTGTATATTTTTATCGTATAACCGCTGCAATAAAGTTCTATATTACGTTTAACATATTCGGGTATCTTTGACAAATCATGATAAGTCATGTAAACGACTTTAGGTATAAAAGTATCGCTTTGTATTAAAGGGTTCTTATTTTGTAATTCATATTCAGTTGGGCATTCGTATTTTACCGGGTGATTCGATAAGTCTATTACGTTAATAAAAGGGGTTCCTTTCGTATAATCAATCAATAATAATATTATTGTAATTATAATTATAACTGATACGAATACAACTAACGATATTTGTTGTGATGTACTTAACATTTATTATTTGTTAAAATAATATTTTAAAAAGAAGTGTTTGAAGTTTAGGTCTTGTTGTAGAAAATCGATTTCTGGAGACGATCTATATCACAAAAAAAGTATCACGGTAGGGTAATCGTGATTAGGAAGAAAACCTTTAAATAACGGCTATGGTTTTATTTATGTGTTATTGATTATACAAAGTCAATTTACACCGTTGCATTGATCTTCTTAGAGCACTTTTTTGCTGGGCGTATCGTTAGAGCATAAGCGAGATACGTTATTTAAACAGTATTAGAAGCCAGTTCTTTGGTTTATATTGTGATGGAGACGAAGGTGGAGATCCCACTTTTTTGTACGTTTATTTTATATGATTGTTTCACAAAAAGTATTCCAATAGACAACTGATACACGCTATGGAGAAGCTTGATACCTATAAGTGGACGAGCATTGTTTTATTTTGTCGAATGAACAGTGTTTAGCAGTAAAAAATGGTTCGATACGCCATGGGGATGACCCGAAGATATCGCGAACCCTTCGATGCTTACATCGTGCCTGGTGGGTGTGCTTGGAAAGGAAACTTAACCAAGAAAATGACAATTATCCAGGGAAAACAAAACAACATTTGAGTGTATGTTTGTCTGCGTTGTTTATACGATGCAGTTAAATTCACTTGTCGAATATTATTTTAACAAAGAAAACAGTATGGAAGGACAGAGGATGACGGAAAATCGTTTTTCAGAAATGAATATTACCTATTTAGGTAGTATGTACACCACAATGACTACTGAATATTACCCCACCATTGGCGGTTGGGGCGGTTGCACTTGCGACCATTGCATGGAAGACGAGAGATACTGGCAAAATGGAGTGTCGGAAAACGAGTGGGAAAGCGAGTCAGATGAAGAAGAGGAGGAGGAAGTAGTAATCCCGAAAAAGAGTCGGGTAATTCCTCCTGTGATTCTTCTTAGTAAAGAAGAACAGATGGTAAAAGCGGCTATGTTTAACGAGGAAAGTAAGCGTAAACAAAAGAAATATGTAGAAGATATGCGTAAAGCAGAGGAAGATCGTTTGAACAAGATCAAACAAGCAAAGATGGATGCTATTTTGGCTTCTCTACCTAAATTCTCCACTAAAATGATGGAGAAAATGGAGATTGAACGGAAGAAGCTCGATGCGATCAAAAAGAAACAAGAGAAACAGAAACGATTGACAAAGAAGAAATCCACTACTTATAAAAAAAGAGTTTTTGTCGCCCCTCATATTACTGTCAAGGGATTTTGCACTACTCACCAAGATGTTCAATTAAAATTCCCTGAGGTGTGGAAGGATGGGAAATTTGTCAGAGCAGCCCGTATCATTTCATGCTCGAAATGCAAGCATGACGCGTGTGCGCAGAAGAAAATCAGACAGGAATTGAACAAACAAAAGAGAGATATAGAGGATAAGAAATACCAGGATAATATTACCCGGATTAATGCTGCTATTAAACACGCTGAAAAATTAGCAGCTGAACAGTCCGTGGATGAAAAGGACGACCTTTACGCGTTGGAAACCCCAGAAGAAAAAGATGTTAGGATAAAGAGAGAAATCAGAATGAAAGAGTTCGCGGAATTTAAGAAACGTGAACAAGATATGTTTGTTAGTAAGATTACTGAGAAAATACAAGATAATTCTCTCGTTGACGTTTCAAATGCTCAAATTATAGAAGAACCCGTTATTAAGTCAGAGGAAGAAAACAATTGGGTCAAGGTGGAAACTAAGGCGAAAGAAAAAAGCGTCCAGAAGGTTGTAAACGATTTATTTGTATTCGCATCTAACAAGCCGCAGAAGCCGAAAACGACGTCGGGTAGTGTTAATGGCGTTGATGATGATTATGTTGATTTTACCAAACAGAAACACATACTAAATAAGCCCCATGTAATGTGTAGGTTTGTTATGTCGGGTCAAAAGTGTACTCATACAAAGTGTAATTTCGCACATACGTACGCGGATTTGCATCCCAGGAAGTGTGGTAACAAGGTATGTCGTCTTGTTCATACAGTCAATAACATGTACATTAATAAAGGGAAAAAAGTATGTGGATACATACACGAGGGAGAAGATAAAAGGAGTCTGGGTACGAGGCTTAAACTTAAAGACGTGCCTAAAGCAATAGTAGACACTGCTTTTATTTCGTCCAAACAGGTTACAGCAATTGCAATTACTCCTATGTCCGATCGGGTTCTTAAACCCTATTCAGCCACGCAAGCTTGGGGTCCTGTGATGTGAGATAGATAGGGTGGGGTATATAATACATAAATTTAATCATAAATACTTTTTTCTTAAAAATTCCTTGAATGCAAAAAATCTACTTATCATGATGATTTTTATATAAAAATCATCATGTCTTACATGTATAACAAGAATATGAAGTTTTGCAGATCCTGCACTGAACCTGGAGGAAAATGCCACGGGCAAGATCGTTGTAATTTCGCACATAGCATAAAAGAAATAAGACCAGACCTTTGTCCGTACGGGGGGAATTGTAGAGCAAGATGGAGGGAAGATAGAACATGCGGATACATACACGAAGATGAAACAAAAGAAGAATATGCGAACCGTCAAGGGTTTTGCGAGCGTCGAAAAATGTTAAATAAACCAAATACAAAACACAAAGGAATTCAAGACTTGACGGCATTGGAATACGCATTGCATGTTATTACCCAACTTGAAAAGTATGAAGCAATTGATTCTTGCGCAAACAGAGGAGCATTGATCATGAAAAAGTGGGGTTGGGAAGAAGGAAAGGGGTTAGGAAAAAACTTGGATGGGGTGTTACTTCCATTAAACCCATCGAAACCGTCGAAAACAATGATATGTGAAAAATCAAGACCGAAAGGCCCACTTGAACCAGTGGAATTTGTAAAGTCTTGTTAAATGAGAAAAATCGATTTTTTTGTAACTTTAATCAAAGTTGGAGTGTATGTCTGCTAAGTCTACTATTAAGAATATTATTACCCAGGAAACCGAAAACAAAGAACTTATTCTTCAATGTATTAACGTTCTTCCAAACGAAAACATCTCATACGTAGCCAGGTTGGTAAACGAGAGTGAAAGTTTGAACAGCCTTCAAAGCTCATTGGAAGAGAGACTAGAGGATTACGATAATGGTGCTTCGAACGACGACGGGTTCTTAGAACTCGAGGCCACCCTTCTAGGTGTGCTTTTGCTCGTAACTGGAAACGAATCTAGCGATTACGAGCCCCACAATTTATTCTCTATAGCACTTGATGAAATTTCATATTATGAATCAGATAACCCGATGTGTAGAGAGCTGAGATGTTTAGAAAAATATAGCAAGTTTGGGGATGCCTACCATCTTGAACCCCACCAGTTGCCTATTTCCGATGAAGAGTGGAATTCTTTGCCAAAGAAAGGAAAGAAGGGTGCACTCGTGGCATTGTGCGAGAGTAGAAAGTTCGACAAAAAAGACAAAAGGGGTACTGTGGCTGTATTAGAAACTAGATTAAGGGAATGGTCAGAGAGACAGATAAGATCGAACGAACTAGAGATTGGAGATAAAACGGAGAGGATGTACAAGATTCTCTCTTGAGCTGAGCGACAGAAAAAAAACAAAATTAAGCCCCCTACTTTTTGAGGTGTAAAAACTTCATTAGGTAGGGGGCTTTTTTGCGTTCAGATTGTGACATCATTTAGTTATGTCCACAATTATTATTTATGTTGAAAGAACGTGAAATTCCTATTCCCTTATCAACATAATCAATGTCACCTGAATGTGTTGCATTACTTGTTAATCTTGATGTTAATTCTCCACCTGATAATTTCGGATCGCAAACGGTGGAAGTACCGTAACCTCGCGACTTACCACTTGCAACACAATGCATTTGATAAAAGGGATCGCATTGTTGGCAAAAGTTATCACAACCATTAGTAGTTTCACAACCTGGTCCACAACAACCGTCTCCGGATATGTACGGTGCAACTTTTTCACTTTTTTCTTGCACAGACCAATTTTGATTTGGTGAATACTCATGATTTAAATTGTTAGCGTATTCTCTTCCATAAGACACTTCATCGTGGCGGCTTGCTGCAAAATAATTACCTGAGTTAATCAAATCGCGCGCCTCTTCGCTAAAATATTGAGGAAAAACACCGGAAAAACACTGATCAAAAACACCAATTTTGTTTATATTTTCGTGTCTGCACAATTCCATATCGAAAACCAACTCTTCTGGTTTATAAATATCACAATTTTCCACAGATGATTCCTCTGCGCAAGGTGTATACAAAGATAAACCTTCTTCCTTCCCGTGACCTGTTGTAAAAATTGCTATGTTACCTTTTCCTTCGGCATTGTCTGTAACAAAAGTATTTAAATTTTGACATGTTCGTTGTATTTGGTTTCTTATTTCGCTTTTATTATTTGCATAATTAAGTTCTGCAACCGGAATACCCGACGTATAAGGTTCCAATTTTTCCGCGATATCTTCGTATGTTTCAGCTATTCCTCTAAAAATAGAAGTAGGAAGTTTTCCTGTTTCCTCATAATACGCTGTCCATATAGCTACCCACCTTAGTTTATCTTCTCCTATTTTTGGACCACCGTAAAATACTTTTACGTAATATCCAGCAAGGTACAATTGCCCAAAATATTGCAAAACGTTATCTGAATAATCATTGTATGCTTGTAACCAATCTGTACCACCCATAATTATAATTGCTTGTCGCGGGTTATGTGCCTTTTCTGTAGGACAATTAGTTGTGGCGAATGGTGGAGGGCGATCATATAAAACTTCGTCAACACCAAAAGTAAAAGTAAATTTATTCTTAAAAGCTTCGTGTTGTCTAGCGTGCGATTTTATAAACATTCTACCTTCGGGTATAAACGAAACTTTGTGTGTTCTGGTGTTGTAATGAAAATTAAAAAATTCTTCATCAGGTAACGGTAGTAAACACGCGGTTTGAGTTGAATTTAAACGTTCAAAACGTTGTTGATTTATTAGTTGATGAACAAAATATGGAGAAGGTGTATTTAATTCTCTATCGCTTTCGTATACTATTCGAGTAATATTGTTACTATTTTTGTCTACAAAAATAGTAAGAGTTATCATATGGGAGTTTTTTGTTAAATTTGTTAAATTTCCCCCAAGATTTTTTTCCGTAATTTCGTTTGGAATCAGATCTAAAGTTTGTTTTATTGCGTCGTCTAAAGAGTCATCTATGTTTGTCACCCCGCCGTCCTCATTATTAAATGCATCATTAAGGTGTATAAAACTTGATTTATCAGCGTCTAATAACGTATTAAAATCTAAGACATTACTTGTGGTTAAGCAATATCCTGTTGCGTTATCTAAAGGTAAAGAATTAGGTACAGTTAAATAAGTTTTAATGTCGTTACTGCTGGGATTCATTTCGATAACAGAAATTGGTTGTTCACACACACGCTGTTCCATGTATAAATATGAATTTGATGGTTTATTTAAATGAGCGTACATTTGTAAGTGTAAATTTGTCATTTGTTTAAAATAAATAAAATAAATAAAAAAATGTTATGTTAACTTCTTTTTCATCGCAGTCTTTGATAGGAAATGTGATAAGTACTGATTATGTACTTAAAAATAGTAAACGAAAAATAACTTTTCAATATATAAATATATTGAAAAAATAAACTTTTAGTTAATAATATAAACACATGTTAGAGTTGCATCACACTATATTATTAATTGTAAGTATAGTGGTATCCATTTTAGCAATTATATTGGATATTATCGTATTATCTAAAGACTATTCAAAGTTTACAAATACCCGACATGGGAAAACAGCGGAAACATTCATTTATTCAGGTAGTGAAGAAGAAGAAATAAATAAATAAATAAATAAATATACACAATTAAATAAAATCAATGATAGGAAGAAATAATAAAAATCATAATAAAAATCAACTCGCTCGTTTTCAGCGTCATTACATCGATTTGAACAATATAAATAAGAGTGAAAAGTTGTTAACAGTTCAGCAATACGATGCCGATGACGATGTATTGCGAAATAATCAGAGTGAATTTGATAAAAAATACAGGTTTATGATATATAACGCACTTGACAAGGGACTCAAACCTACACCATATAGGCAGTTACGAATAAGCGGTGTACTTCGGTATTTTAATTTACGCGAAGAAAAAGCCAAACAATTAAATTCAGATGCATACAGAAATAAACGTCTATCTCATATTTTGTCTAAAAAAAGACAATACATTAGATTTGTGTCAACTGATTGCGATGAATATGCAACGTTTGAATTTTCACCTACAATAGATCCTTTCGCACGCCCCCCGTGGGCTCGTAAGATTTGGGACGGGTCGTCGAAATTGGCGGATACACCTGAAATATGGCCCTCGACGGGATGGGGTGATTCAAGACAAAACGTCAAATACACTGGTAATCGATTACCAGTATTTGAAGAGTTATCGCAAACACCTGACACATCTGACGATAGCGATGAAATACAAAAATCCATCGGAGATATGAGTCCTCGTCGTCGGATGTCGTACGCCAGTGAAATAGCACCTGTATGTGATGTAAATCCTGAAATTACAGCTTACCTGCAAACTGTATACCCCGAAAATCCCAATGAAACAGAGGAAGATAAACGAGGGCGAAAAAGATTTAGAAAACAGTTAAAACAAGCGAAAAATAGGTTAATTAAAGAGTTGAATAAAAACACAGATACTCTTATGATACTCGAAAAAACCATAGCAAAAATGGCTATGCAAGAAAATTACGATCTCGAATCAATGGAAGTTTTGAAAAGACGCTTATCAGACGCGCGGTACAATTACGATAAGGCTTATCAAGATTTCTATACATTCTCGTATTTACCGTCGTAAACAGTCAAAATAATTTATTGTAAATTTTTTACAATAAATTACAAAACGCACTCTCAAGTGCTTTAAGAAACAAGATTGGAGTGTAACTAGACGATTTCGAGATCGAGTTCGAGATCGCTGTCGTATGAGTTGTTAATTGGTACGAAAAATGGAAAATTTACGACGCTAGTTGGGGACGGCGGAGATACCGTAGGTGGGGGTGACGGGTTTATGATGTCAGGTATTGATGACGACGATATCGTTGAATTATCATCTACGTTATCATCAGTTGTATGTAGATATAAGAACATACCCGGCATGAGATGATGCGTAATTGCACCCAATTGAAAAGCTATAAATACACCTGCATACGGTAGCCAATTCCAAAATTTTATATTGTTAGACAAATTGTTCATGATAATTTTGTAAATAAGTTTATGATTATATATCGATTTTCTTCAAGCAAACCAGACAGACTCTCACGGACGACGATGCACCCGAACCAGTGGTAGTCATTGTATTTACTATATTAGTTCTCGAACATCCACACATACTACAGGTAGTCGCTGCACACATAGGGGACATACTCCCCCCATCAGTTTCGAACTTTTCAATAGCTGACATCAGCTTATTATATGTATCACTGTGTTTCACACTGGTGTTTTTTTTGAATATTTCAGGTTGGATTTGACTCTCGGGGCGGGAAGGAATAGAGAGTGATCTATAATATCTATAAGTAATGGTTTTATCGACCATCCTTTCAATCTTTCTCCTGTAAGCAGTGGTAATCCTTCTACTCTCGTTGATGATTGCAGATATGAATTCAGCGGGGGTTAGTTCGGGTTTCTTGAACAGTTTAATGATAGGCGAGCTTGATTTCTTTTGTTGTGCGGAAATTGCACTGACAACATCTATAGTGAATGATAATGGAGACGTTTTGGTGTTAGTTAACATTGTTTGCAACTCGAATAACCATTTGGAGTTGTTGGTAAAGTTAGGATTGGACTTATTAATATCAACAAGTTCACCCGAAATAATACTCATCGAGATACCAAGTAAATCTTTAGCTGGGATATTCTGGATGTTCTTAGGTTTTTCTGACATAGAAGATATCTTCAACTCGGGTTTAGCCCGACGTTTCTTCTGATCCTCGATTTTCTTTTTGTTCGTTGTTGTTACTTTAGTAGGCTTTTTTACATTCAACTCTTCTTTGACGAGGCTAGTTTTTTCATCGATTGACATTTTATTCCACGATTCGGAATACCGAGCTTTAGCGCGATTTAACGCGGATAAATACCCGTTATGTTCTTTCTTTTTTCCTAGTTTCACGATATCAGATTCTTGAGGTACAGGCATTTCTCTCGTGCCAGTGACAAACCATTGTTTGTCGTCAGTCTTTGTAGACTTAATATTCTTGTTGGGTTTTACAACAATTTTTTGTCGGCGATTGACCATCCGGTGTTATTTGTAATATAAATCAATAAAAAAAATCTATTTTATGCGAAACAACTCCAAAAATATAATATACAAATTTTATTAAAATTAAATGTTATAATAAATGCCTAGTTATTCTCCTCGACACCGAGATTCGCCATTTCCTAAAAAGATGAATCGCTTTACGAAAAAATGGGAACAGGATAAACCGTTATATATACCTGTTGAGAGCTCCAACCCCAAAAAGAAAGGTATGGTATATGTTAAGCGCGAGGGTAAAACAAAATTAATACATTTTGGAGATGCAACCGCTGAGGATTATCGACAACACAGAGATAAAGATCGCCGCGAAAGTTATTTGAAACGAAGCGCCAAAATAAGAGATAAGAACGGGAAATTAACTGCGAATAACAAAAATTTCGCAAATTATTGGGCTCGGAATTATTTATGGTAAAAATATGTACCGTTTTACAAAAATGAATTTTTATGATAATAAAATTTAATCAAATTACGGATGAGTCGATCAACCAGTAAAACTGAATATATAACATGTGATATTTGCGCCGAAGATATCAACGGAAATCGCGCTAGAAAGTTGGTAAACTGCGTGTATTGTCAAGGTTCTGCGTGTAGAACCTGTTGGGAGACATACTTCTTAGACGCCAAAACGATAGGTTGTATGTATCCATCGTGTCAAAAGACGTGGTCGTATAAGTCACTTCACGATAATTTTACTCATTCATTTATCAACAGCAAAATTAAAAAAATAAGAGAGGACAAATATTTCGAGCAAGAAAAAGCATTATTCCCAGCTACCCAAGATCTAGTAAAAAACGCTATTAACCACGACAAACGAAACGATATACATAAAGATTATATGGATAAATACACGGTAATCAGAGATAATTATTGTAAACGTAAAGTAGAAATTATGAAACATTTCGGTAGACGGTATCCGTATACCGGTGGATATATACTTACAACTTACGCACCAGGTAGTAAACATATTAATTTGGTAACTGAGGATGCATTATATCAAATTTGGAAAGATGAGGGTAAAGCTGAATGGGGGGACCTTGATTTATATACATCGAAAAAAATTCCAATTTCAGATATTTTGGATAACGATGCTATTGATATGATGCATCGAGTATTTGTTAATCAACACACATGCAGTTGTAAAGGAATGAGAGTTAATCGCCCTGAATATAAGTGTCCTATAGATACTGATGGGAATGTTTCGCATTTCATAGCATGCGTTATCATGATAATATTCCACACAGAGGGTCAATTGTTTGAGTTTATTACACCAAATACTAAAATATGGGATAATCGAATACTATACAGAATATATAAAAAAGAATACCATGAAATTAACAGCCAATATTGGGCCGAAAGTAGGACACTTAAAGTTATTAGAAACGAAGAGCTTAGTCATATACCAACCGAAACACAGGACTTAAATAGGAATAATACACATCGATTTATTAGATCGTGTCCCGAACCGGAATGTAAAGGGTTTCTAACCAATAATTGGAGATGTGGTTTATGTGAAAAACACGTATGCTCGTATTGCCATGTATCGCTAGGCTGTGATAAAGACATGGACCACGAATGTGATCCGGCCATGGTAGAAACAGCAAAGTTAATAACAAGCGAATCGAAACCGTGTCCTGGATGTCATATAAATATCACCAAAATTGATGGATGCGACCAAATGTGGTGTACTCAATGTAAAACAGCATGGGATTGGAAAACAGGACAAATAGAAAAACGAGTTCATAACCCGCACTACTTCGAATACTTGCGATCGGGAGGAAATGAACGCGCAGCTCGAGATCCAAATGAAATTAGATGTGGCAGAGAGATAGATGAATTTTTTGTGACTTCAATGGTGACTTTATTTACAGAGAAAAATATACAAAACGATATGGGGGTACTTGGAGATAAACTCGTTTCGACTTTAAGATCGGGCTTGCATATCACAAGCATTATACATAAATTTAACGATCCCGAACCGAATACCGAATATCTTAGAATATTATACATGAGGGGAAAAATAAAGATAGAAGAGTTCAAACGTCGTATCCAAATGATGCATAAAAAATACCATAAAAACAAGGAAATATACAACATACTCGCCATGGTAAATACTTCCACAACGGAAATTCTATATAGGTTTCGAGATCGACTTGAAAATTCACAAGGTGAATGGGGGGTAGAACACGTAGATTGGCAAGACTGCAGAGCTATATTGAATGAGATTACACCGCTTACAGAATACGCAAATGATTGTCTGCTAAGTATTTCTAGTGTATTCAAGTCGATACCTTTAAAAATAACATATGATGAGCTGATAGTCCGCACCGACGAACAAATATTCGGGTTATATAATTCCAATACAATGAAACCGATAAGATAGCTGTTATGATATTCCGGTGGGGTGGGTGTGTGAATGTGCGTGAATACACGAGTAATAAAATTGATTTTCGTAACAATATAATTTTACGAAAAACAACTATATGTCTTGTGTCACTCGTTTAACGCATAATAATATTAAGACTAAGTTCTGCGATGCGTGTCGTGTTAATTCCAATGTAGATAAATGGTATTACAAGTCTGGCATGAAAGGGGTCAAGGGTCCGTTTACGAATTGTCAGATGCGTTATTGGTTTAAAACATACGACCACATAGACTGTTATTTTACAGTAAGTGTTTCGCCGACTGGTCCCTTTAGAGAGTTGTATAAGATATTTCCGTCCCCCTACGAAGCGTTTAAGTGTAAAGTGGCGTAAAATCGATTTATTTAATATTCGCGATGAATAATTTGCATGCCTCGGTGTATAAAAGAATATAATTTACGTAGGTATTTTGAAGATACCATGGATATACATGAAATAAAAATATTTGGGTTTGATTGGGATGGAAGTGTTGGGAATAATTCTTGGTTTGTATTTACATCAGACGGATTTGTTTGTTGGTTTGTGCATGGATATGAAAGTTACCCTCATTATGATTTTGAAATAATTAAGAGAGCAGATCCAGAGGACTGGACTTATATAGGACCGTGGAATTCATTTGGTTTAACGGACCATGACTTTCGTGGATGTGATTTTAGTTCGTTTATGTTCACAGGTACGCGATTCATCAATTGTAAACTAACTAGACATCAACACGATATAATTCGGTCATGGCCGAATGTTGACTTGGTGGATTGCGAAATATATTCAGATAACGATAATAAAACAATTATTACTATTTCTTAAAAAAAATTATATTTAAGATATTGATTTTATCATATAAAAATATGATAAAATGTTTAAACAAGTTACATTTAATAATATAACGACGGTTTTCACCGTTTCAGAAGATGGAAGATGTATCAGATCAGAATTACCTTTACGTCCCGCGAAGGAAACATTGGATAAAGGTAATCGTAAAAAAAGCGAATTTAATAGTTGGTCTGACAAAAACCCACAAATTATACGTTATTATTTTAAATAATTACAATCACAAAACGTTTCATCGGCGTTGCAGTATATGCAATAGCCGCAATCATGTGGCCAGTTCAAAGAACCGCATTTTACATTACACCACCCCCTGTTTTGCCAATATTCTGTAGTTGCGTAAATAGAATTCACATTTTTATGTAAACATGTTTCAACCATCACGTCATCGCAATCGGTAACTAACCTTCTAACACAGTTTGATAATAATTCAAATAAAACTTTATTTAAATTTTCTCGATGTAATGGATCAAAGGTGTAAATATACGTCCACAGTTCACTACATAATATATAATAGTCCATTCCAGTCATAATAAATTTATTTATATTTGTCATATAAATAATATTTTTTCGATTTTAATATATTTTTGCATGATACAAATCACTACTCGATTGTTTAGATTCAGGAACTATTATAGGTGGGTTGGTGTAAGTGCATTTAGAAATGTATTGATCGGAAAAAGGCCAGTTTCGATTATATTTTTGGGGGTAATCAAATGAATACTTTAATTTGTCCGATCCAACTGCGATCTCACCGCATTTATGTAAATCATCGATATCTTTGTCTAACCCTAGTTCAGAGATTTTATCAGGTATGAAATTCGCGTTATAATCGGTTGGTGATGGTAAGCAATTATTAGACGTACCGCATATGTATGATTTGTATGCGAATTTATTCGTATCGGTTTTTCCTAAACCCGAACATTTATGTGTTTGAACCATTCGCGGGTCATTATTAATTTGGCATTTTTGACATCTATACTTTCCAGGATAGGCTTCGTCGTCGACAATATATCGCCCAACCGGGCATTTTGGATCTTCTTCTGATTTATTGAGCGCGACGTCGCAGTGTGGCCCGGACCATTCGATGTAATCTTTATCATTATATTTAATTGCGCAATTACACACGCCCTCAGTACAAGTTCCGCGGTAATTACAATCTGCAGCGGAATTACATGTTGGACATGTAATTCCTGCATCGTCTGTTTCAGCTTGTTCGCAATCGGACTTGCTATTATATACACCCGTACCATCGAATACTTCCACGCAATTACGCATTCCACTTCCACATTTCCATGTTCTTCGACAGCGCTGCGAACATTCGTCTTGCGAGTCAAAACAACTAATCTTATTATCTAGGTCTTCACTGCAATCGCCGGCGACATTGCATGTGGCATCGTCACCATTATTACATTTGAATTTGCATTGATTCTCACATTCCTCTTTTGAGGCAAAACCTAACCCGCCATTACCCGTTTCATCCTGGTAGCATTTTCCATCGCCATTGCAGAAAAAATTGTATTTTTTACAGCTGGAACTACACGCTGCAATAGTCGAGTAAAATCCAGTAGGATCACCTTGGGGTGGTTTAGTTTGTCTAACACATACACCTTCATATGGATCGCATTTATAATTACAGGCATTACAACACGACTCTTGCGTATATACCCCGTCGGTATTCTTTATGCATTGGTCGCAATCACCAGACTGATACGTATTCATAGATCCAATAATAAGTTCTTCTGCAGTTGAATCATCTTTATACTCATCGTCGGTAAATTTATTATAAACCGATTTCAGCTCATCTGTATCCATATTTTGAATGGACTCTTTTGTGATTTTACATGAATATTTGTCTTCGGGAAGGGTACGACAATCTTGTTCGCACGATGTTTTATCTAAATATGAATCTGAATTAACGTTGACATCGTAAGTACATGTATTATCTTGTTGACAAAAGTATGGTTTTTTAATACCTCCTGACCCTTGTAATTGAGCGATAGGTTCGGGATCAACACTGTTATGCGATGTGTTTTTTTGTTGCTGGACTAATAACGCGGCAAATATAATCAAAGTCGACGCGATTAATATTACTATGGTTTTTGCCATTTACTTATATATATGTAATAAAATTATTATCGAAATATTTTTGTGATTATACGATGTAAAAAGTATACAATGAATGTTACAAGAGAAAAATTTCAGATCGCATCTGATTTACATATAGAATATATGAACGAAATTGTGGACCCGCTTGATTTCATAGTCCCATGCGCAGACCATTTAATTTTAGCAGGAGATATAGGATCATTGTATAGATACGATCAGCTTTTCAATTTTTTAAATAACGTGTCTAAGTATTTTACCAATGTTTTATATATACCTGGAAATCACGAATATTATAAACCGCGCGATATGAAAATAAAACCCCTTACTTTTAACAAATTAAACGATATCCTAAAAATAATCGAAGATAAGATACCTAATTTATACGTTTTAAATTGTAAAAGCGTTATAATCGATAATGTCTGTATTTTCGGATGTACGCTATGGAGTAATATTACATGTGATTTACCTAAATTTATAGTCCGAATACATCAGTTTGACACCCAGACCTACCTAGACCTTCACAAATCCCACGTTCAGTATATAGAAAATATGATCGGGTACTGTAAATCGAATGGTTTAACTGCATATTGCGTTACACATCACCCTCCAACATTCGACGTAATAAACATGGCAAACCGCAAACAGAAATTCGTATCCTTGTACGCAAGTGAACTGGATCGTTTACTAACCCGTGATATACATACGTGGGTTTTCGGACATGTACATAAAAATTTCGATTTGAATTATAACGGTTGTAGATTAGTAAGTAATCAACAAGGAAGAGCCAAAGATAATGTAAATGACTTCAGTAACTGTTTTACGGTATAATATATAATTTAGATGGAATAAAAATGATATTTTGAAATGCAATAGATAACTATAGATAATTAACTATGTCGGATTACGCAACAATACATCATACCGGGCGAAGCATGTTTTTCAAAGATGGCTTTGTAGATGTAGAATCGAATACTATGAATAGTGTGAAAGACCCGCAAAGATATTTGATAATGCAAAATGATTTTTATCACACTACCAACGCTGAATTAAAGGAAGAGGCGAATGCCTTACAAATCAAACAACAGGATCAAGAGAATGAGATTGATAAATTAGAAGTGTCGCAAAGATACTTAAGAAACGAACTTAAAAACTTTGTTTTACTCAGAGAATTGGAGAAGCAAAAAAACGCGTTGTGGGTGAAAAAATTCAACTGCGCGACGCAGTTGAAAGATTCAACCGTGTTTATACTAAAGTATTATTCGTGTTTAGGCGTGGGCGGTTTCATCGTTCAGATTACTCTAGATACGTTTATAAAAAACACTTATATACTTTTAACGTTGCAAACTTCACTGCTGGCGGTGTTATATTGTATTATAAATTTTCTGCGTATAGACCCTGTTCACTATATAGATAATGCTGCATTGTTGGATTCAAAAATAAAAACCTTTGATAGGTCACTTGATGATCTGAACGTCGAAATACGAGAAATAGACGCTAGTAACGATTTCATAACTAAATATGTAGAATCATTGTAAACGATATATATATATATATATATTTGAATTATTAATTAATAATTCAAATATGTTTATTAGAATGTTATTAACAAATATAGTCGAATTATTCAATTATTTCGCGTTTTTTAAACACGCACTTTTGTATGACAAAAAGGAAGTGTTACCATCGCATATGCATAATATCACAATTAAACAACTTGAGTGGATTGCTTTAGACACTAAAAATAACGATGGATGGGGTTGGGTTGATTTAGATGATTGTGTATAATGTATCCGCCTTACAAACCCCTATATTAGAATCTGATTTTAAGTGTTTTTTACGCGAAGATGCACACGTGTGGAAAAGACAACCTCAGAAAGTTAAATGAATTAGTAATTAATTATAGTAGTTAATATCTAATTATAGTAGTTAATATCATTGCATGTGTTTGTATTATATAAAAATATAATACAAATAATTAATTTCCGATAAACATCCTAGTGAATAGGTATTGGGGTGGTAGTAAAAACGCGTATACTATTTCTAACCAATTTGATTCTTTCGATTGTTCTGATTTCAATTTGAACCTAGGACTTTTAACAGCAACACTTACAGAATATGGCACTATCACAAACATCCACAAAAATATAATTACGAGTACTACACCTCCTAATTCAGCTAAATTCATTTCTTTTTATTCCTGTAAATATATTTTATTTTTATTTAGTAATTATATTATGAATTCCCTTAAAAGCGCGATCGCGAGTTTTGGAGGCTCACCGCTGACAAGCCGCGCCCGCTCGGTTGCTCCTCAGCCTTTCCACATCCACCTCCCCGCGAGAGCTCCTCAAGGATCTCA